TAAAGATGCGTTATTAAGACCAAGACCAGCAAGGGCGCGAAGGTCGGTTCCAAACTTAGTAATCTTTGCAAGACGCTGACGCATATTGTCAATAATCATGTTTGCAGTTACAGGAACTCCCTGCTCTGGGGCAAGACTGGCTATACCGCCAAAGTCATTAATTCCTTTTTTAACTTGGTCTGAAAAAGCCAAAACTTCTTGGGCTTGTTTTTGAATTTCTTGTAGCGCAGATTTTGCGGCGTCAGTAATTCTTTTAAGACGGTCAGCCGCTCTTTTTGACGCTCCTTCAGCCCCATCGGCAATACCATCCATAGCGTCATTAATTGGGTCAAATATTGTTTCGGCTTCGTTGCCAACTGTGCCTTTTAAATTTGTAAACATTCCATCTACTAAATCAAGGAAACCACTAATACCCTCGGTAAGATTTTTTGTAAATCCCTCTTGCGTAAAATCAAGAACTTTTGAAGCCGCTCCTCTTAACCACTCCGCCGCAACTGTAGCCGCTCTTACAGCGGTATTAGCAATTCCAGTGCCCCAATCTTTATTGGCAAATTCTAAAATTCTATCAGCAACTCCATTTAAAGCATTTTTGGCGCCTGTACTTGCTTTGGCCAATCCATCAACAAGACTGGTGGCTACATTGGTTACATTTATACTTGCTATTTTATCCGCTGTTGATTGAAGCCACTTTTGAACTCCTCTAAGAGCACTTGCGCCAGCGGAAGCAAATTGGAATACTGTGTTTGTGTAATTCCCTATCGAGTTTGACGCTTGTTCGGCGGCGTTATTTCCCCCAGTGAATACACCTTTAATCGCATTAACAAGTGACGATACAAACTCCCTAGCGGCGTTATAAACTCCCGTAAGAAGTTTTCCAAGAATCTTTAATGCTCCCTTGGCAAAATCAGAAACTACTTGCCCCAGTTTGTTAAATCCTTCAGACATTCCCTTACCGAATTCCCCAACAGATTCAAGAATTCCAGCAAAAAGACCAACCCAATTAGAAAGAGATTCAATGACAAAAACAACAACGCTTTGAATAAATTTCATTACATAACTAAATACCGAAATTATTCCTTTTCTCATGCCATCGCTTGACTCTACTAAAGTTCCGAAAGCACCAATTAATTCTGCAAAAAACTTAATTACGCCAGCAATAATTGTTCCAACTACTTTAATAACACTGTTAAATACAAGAATAAAGATGTCTCTAAATGCACCGCCAGTTCCCATAAGACTTGCAAAACCTTCAAGAAGTCCTGCAAAAGTATTAAGAACAAACGCAACTCCAGCACCAATTGTTTTAGCAACTTGGTCAATTACTTGAGTAATTACATTTCGAAAAGTTTCTGATGTTCTCCATAGGAATACAAACGCTGCAACTAATAACCCAATTGCAATAAGAGGAAAACTAATTTTAGTTGCTAAGAAAAGAAATGCTTTGCTTAGGGCAGTAGTTACAGCAGTAGTAATTTTTGTCCAATTAGTAAATAATTGATAGGCAATTACGGCAACTCCAAGACCAACTGCAAGCGCATAAACTATTTCTGTATTTCTGGAAATCCATCCAGTTACATAAGAAATAACTTTTGCTAAACCGTTTATTATGCTAACAAGAACTGCAACCGCTCCCATTAAAACTCCGCCAAGAGTCTGGGCTAATTGCATACCTAAATCTTTAAGTGGTAAAAATGCTTTAAATAAATTAGCAAAAGCCTGTTGTAGTGGTGGGGTTGTTAGCAGTAATGCTACTAATGCGCCTACCAATGGGTTAATACCGCCTACAAGCGCACCTATCACGGGAACTTGTCTTAAAATTCCTTGACCAAAGAAAATGCTTAACGCAGTTGTGACCGCAGCAATAATAGGAATGAATCTGGACATAGTTTCGGCAAGGGCACGAGTTTTAATTTCCATTTCGTTACTTGCGCCAACTACTCCAACAATACGTTCGCGGTATGCGTTAGCAGCCTTGGATATAGTTTGCATCGTGGTAAGAAACTTTCCGAAGGCTTGCATACCAGCAACAATCGGGGCAACCATGTAGGTAAACGCTCTGCCTATGGCATCAACCATAGGTTCAAGTGCGCCACCCTCACGAACCAAGGTGGTGAACGCACCTACCATTTTGTATGAAGCAAGAATCAGTGGTCCAAATGCTTGCGTTAAACCTTGACCAACTGCTACCTGAACTTCATTAAACAAACGCGGAAAAGAACGCAAAACTTTTGCAGGTTCTTTCATAGCCGCTTCGTAAACTCCATTGACTTTAGCACCTTCAGCGATAACCATGTTTGTGATTGCTTGCTTTTTTTCAAACTCAGTTAGGGATTTAGCGCTTGTATTGTTTGCTTGTGCGTATTCCTCAAATGCCTGTGATGCAGTTTTAGTAATACCTAAGTGACGCAACATTAAGGTGTCTTGATTCATAATTGCATAAGTAAGACGCATTGCAGTATCGGTTGAATTAGCACCTGATAAAACTGCTAAATCCTGAGCGACACGAGCAACCTTAGATGAATCTGCTAAATTCAGTTGTGCTTTAGCATACAACAAAACCATTTGTTGAGCGGCAGCCATCTCAATACCGTTATCTTGAACTGCAAGAGTAGCAGTTCGCATGGCGGTGTAACCAAGACCAGTAGAATTACCAACTGCTCGCATGGCAACGTCCATTTCGTTAACCTGCGCGGCGGCGCGGAATGATTTAACGCCAAAACCGATTACGGCTCCACCAGCAATAGCGCTAATTGCACCAAGAGCCATAAGACTTTTGTGAGCCACACCCGCACTGCCAGAAAAGTTCTGTAGTTGTGCCCCAGTTCCACCAAGAGCATTACCAGTTTGACCTAAAGATTCGCGAAAGTCATCGGCAACTCCAGCCGCTTGGTTCATGTTACGGACAAAGTTAGAAGCGTCAGCCGAAATACGGGCTAGTACGTCCGTGATAATTGCTTCTGCCATCTGTTAACCCTTCCGCCTGTTGGCTCTGCGTTCCTCTTCAACCCTCAAACCGTGGAGGGTTTCCCACTCCATCAACTCATAGGCTGTGATAGGACGATGGTTAGGAGAACCGTATAACAGTTCTCCCACCGTCCTACCCAATTTTTCGGCTAAGTCAAAAACAAACCTACGAGTTGGATGCGTCAGGAAATCGTTTCCCCGCATCGTCACTGGCTTCTTTCGACAAACCCCCAACTTGCATACCTGCTTCAGCCAAACGGTCGAGAGCAGTGGCAGATTTCGCCATTAACAAATCACGGTCTTCAGGAGAGAAAATTTTCTCACCCGTTTCTGGGTCGTGCGCTGAAGCAATCACAATGTCTGGGTACATGATTTTTAAGTCAACTACCCCAGTAGTCGGATTGACAGCATTTTCCAGAATTGCTGTACGGTCAGCACCAGTCATACCTCGGACTTCGATAGACATTCCCCATTCAGGGACTTCTACCAATTTCTTTGGAATATCGTCTGTTGCTAGTATCTGTTCACGAATGGACATTTTTTCTCCTTGAGGTTGGGGGCACTAAAGCCACGTTTTTATTTAGTTGTATTACGCAGTAACGTCACGAACAATGACACCAGTAACCTGCAACTCAAGTGAGAAGGTTACAACGTCACCGACCGAGGCGGAAACTTCGTAAGAAGTAACAAGTCCTTCACCCTGATACTCAGGGTTTGATGCTGCGACAGCACCGCTATTAGCACGGTATGTCCATGAGGAACTTGTTACAGTTCCGTCACTTAGTGCCGCTTGGATAGCGTTAATCTGAAGGTCAATGTCTGCATCGAACTTTCCAGAAATGGATACTGTTGCATCGGATAGACCAGTGATATAGGTCTTAGCGCTGTTTCCCATTGTTGTGGTTTCAGCGGTTTCCAATGATTGCGAAAACGAAATGTCTTCGATTACATTAGAAAGGTTTACGAGTGAACCTGCGGCGTTATCTAATTCGAAACGTGCAGATTTACCATGGCGAAATGCTGGCATAGTGTCTTACCTCCGTGAGATTGCTAGTGAGTAGGTGATTGAACCAGTTGAGCCATCGTCTGCTACGTTTACACGCAAGTAGCGATTGACTGTTCCAGTTACAGTTTGTTGTTCTGAGGTTTGAATACCAGCAGAAACAACTGCAAAAGTAACCAAATCAACGTATGTAATGTTGTCTGCGGAATGTTGCAACTTTAAAGTTGTTGAACCATTTCCGTTATTGGCAGTTACATGGAGATTAGTTACTAATCCATTTGACGTGCTTGCAGTGTAATCATTTGCTGTTGAGTTTGCCGTTGCTCCTGAAGCAACCGTAACCCCGCCAGCAATAATTGTTCCTGCGTTTATTCCTCCGTCAAGTTGTAAGTCAGAAGTAACCGTAACTACGTCTGCAACTGGAGAGGAAATTTCATATGAGTTCGAGCGTGTGACACCAAAGAAGCAAGGCTCTCCAGCGACCAAACCCGTTGTGCAAATTGTGACCAAAGTAGATTCTGAACTTGTCATTGCGTCTAGCAAGGTCGGGTCATTTACTGAACCCTCAAACATTCCACTTAACGAAACTGAAGCGTCTCGGAGCGAAGTGATGTAGGTTTTGGCGTCACTGCCAAAGGTTGTAGTTTCAGAAGTTTCTGCTGGGCTAGACATTGAGGCTTCATTCAAGTAAGCCGAAAGATTAGCGTTAGCAAAAAGAACTGCGGTTTTCTTACCATGACGGAATGTTGGCATTAGGCTTCCTCATCTAATTCATCAGAGGATTCTTCGACAACTTTGATTTTTGGTTCTGGAGCAATAAAAGTTTTCTTAGAGAACTTAGTTGTTCCCTCAATTTCCTCAACAAGACCATCAGCCAAAAGCCATTTGATTGAGGAACTGGGCAGGTCTTCTACTTCGTCCCCTGCTTCAGCACGCTTGTTGGGTGGATAATCCAAACCAACAAGTACACGATACTTAGCCATGCGCTACCTCTCTTACGGCAAGGCAACGCCCCTGCCATAAGACCACATTGGGCACGAGGAATGACTGGGGACACTAGGTCACGTTTGCTATTCAAAGCATACAACTACAACGCGACACGCCAAAAGGAAACGCCGTGTCGTTATCTACGACACGGCGTTTCTGTCTCTAGTGAAGGGAGAGACGAATTCTTAGAGGGGGAAACAAGTAACGCCCTGAAAGAACTACTGCCTACTCTACAACGTACTCAGCAATATAATAACCAGCAAGTTTTTCCCCAATTACCCAATTTCGGTCAGGGTATCTTTTCTTGATTTGTTCCAACTCAGCCTTTAGTGCGGAAGTCTTGATTTTGTAAATGCCGTTTCGCCATCCGTCTGGCAGGAACTCATGGTGAAGGGTAGCCATTACACACCAATTTTCAAATTTGGGTAAAAGATTTTAGCGTTTCCTGTATTTGTGTAAACGCCACGCAACTCGTACTGCTCGTCACCGTTTTCTATTGCGTCTAATAAGTCATCATGAAAATTAGAAACGTTGCATTGTTGATTGTGCTTTGCATTTTCTGCAAACCATGCATTAAATTGGGCTTCTATGTCTTTGTAGTTAATTTTCATCATGCACCTTCCTTTACCATTGCAATTGCGACATCAATTAGAAAAAACCGTTGACCTGTTATGCGATTTAGTTTTCCGCAGATCCCACGACTCAGAAGAAACGCATCGTGTTCGGACACCTTGTCGGCTATTCCTAATTCTTTCCACCCGACGACTTTTTTAATTACTTCGAGCGATTCTAATTTTGAGAGATCCATCATGCACCTGTGGTCTCCACAAGTGGTCTTTGTGGCTTTTGTTTCTGTATTCATTTCATTCTCCTTTTAGTAGTTTGATTTCTTCTTCAACTGACAGCCGTGCAATTGAGCCAAATTCGCTAATAATTTGTTCGGCGATTGAGTCCGATACTGTTGTATCCTCTAGCCACTTGGCTAGTAGTTCCTTGACTTGTTCTGTATTCATTACGCAGCCAACTCCAACTTAAGTAATGTCTCGTATTTGTTCATTTCCTCAACTGCTTGGTCAATCCAAAATTGTGGTTTATTTTCTGCAATTTCTTGCTTAATGAAATCTTGATACCAAGCGATTTTTTGCTCATAGAACTTAGCGTTTGAGTTCTTGATTTCTGAAGCCTTATCACAAAACCGAGAGTGACCCAATACATTTACGGCGTAAGAATTGACACCATAATCCGAGCCGAAGTATTCAGCGTTTGCTGGATACCATTTACCATCCTTGCTTTGCGCCCAAGCCCATTTACCGCCACACTTTTCGCAAGCCTTAACTTTGCTTGCTGGAACGATTACTTTTTTCATTATGCACCTACCTTCTTCATTTCCCACATGCCATACTGCGTCATAACGATCTGATCGTTAAAGCATTCCAAGACCTGAGCATGCACTTTTGTTAAGCGCGCTTTCATTCGGTATGCTTCGCCGTATTCTTTAGCATCCCCGCACGCCTCATACATTGCTGTTTCGCACAGGCAAAAGTCAGAATCTAAGCAATTCAAAAACATTGCTGCGCCTTCTGCTCCGTTGATCAGAATGGTTCTCGTTGGTTCGTCTATGTCCCAAAGATCAGCCTTGTATTCGCCTGAGTAAACCTCAGTATGGTAGGTGTCATATGCGCCCGAGATATCTTCAGTAGTTTTCTTTGTTGTTTTGATTTTCTTGGTATTCATTTTGTGCCTCCTTAGGGCTGGCCTTGTGGCCATGTCTAAGTAGAGCACCTTTTGTATTACATGTCAAGGTTGTGGGAATACCCTGCGGTTAAAGGGATTTAGGGGCATAAGTAGGCCACCTGAAAGGACACTAACAGGTGGCCTACCTACTAGCCGCTAGTTGAAAGGAGGCTCAAATCCTAGCGGCTATTTCGATAGTAGCGTTTAAATTACTTACGCGCATCCGTAATACCGTTGCGTAAACAATCATGTCATCAATCTCTTGTAGCGCATCAAGGATTAACTCTTCAACGCTTTTCATTTCTATCGGTTGCATGTCCTCTTCGTCAGGGTCGTACTCACGCGCCCCGACTCCAAGTATGCGCTCACGTAGTGACAATACACACTCGACCACACCGTCTGCAAGTTCCTCACTTGTCATAATATTTGCAAGTCTCCCCATCCGTTTTGTCCGACTGTTAGTGTGATCATACCTGCGGGCGCAGACTGTCCAGTAGCGTTCTCAAACCAAGTTGAGCCACCATCTAATGCTGGTGCTTGAATCCAAGTCTTCACTCCTGTTTGTTCAACTCTTAAGTGGTGATAGTGACCAGTTAGTAACAGAGTTGCTTCGCCGATTTCTTGTTGGCCATGTGCTTGATTTGCCCACCAAGTT